TCGCTCATGCGTCACCGCCGAGCCAGTCACGCCAGGTGCCGCGGGCGTCCATCCCGCCGTGGTTGCCGATGTGCCCGCGGATCTTCTGGCACATCGCCCCGTCCGGACCGTGGCTGGCGCAGTTGAGGTCGTGGTCGATCATCGCCGCACCGCTGCCACGAACGGCTCGGACACCTTCAGGCAGGAGTCCAGCAGGCCGAGCGCCTCGGCGTAGGCCTTCACCTTCGCCTTGTCGACCTGCTCCACGGTGACCGTGGCGGCGGTGATCACCTCGGGCGGGAGGACCTTCTCGGCCAGGTCCAGGCGGAAGTCCTTCTTCTGGGCCACCCGGAACATCGGCGCCCCGTCGATCTCGACGGTCCCGCCCACCTCCACGGCGTCGATCAGGATCGCCTTCTGCTCCTTGATCCTGGCCTCGAGCGCCTCGAGTTCGGCCTGCAGGCGCAGCAGCTCCTTGGCGGCCTGCTCCACGTTGTTGCTCATGCCGCACCGCCGCTGGTGGCGTCGAGGTAGTCGGCCATGATCGCCTTCGGGATCTGCCCGGACGGGGCGACCTCGTAGCCCTGCTCGGCGGCCCAGGCGCGGACCTTCTTCGGGTCGGCGGTCGGGGCGGTGCCCTTGATCTGCGCCTCGATCTCGGCCAGCTGCTTCTTGAGCTTGTCGCGCTTGGCACGCAGGGCTGCCTTCGCGGCTCCTGCCTCCCAGGCGGCGTCCAGGGCGGCCGCGGCGGCCATCACCTTCTGCGCGGCCTTCGCGATGCGCTTGTCCTCGTGGTCGACCAGCGAGGCAGCCGGCGGCCGGGCCTCGGGCACGGATTGCAGATTCATGGTGGGTTCCTCCCGTTGGGTTGTTGGTGTTGTGGCAGACCTGGCAGGCGTGCGGTCAGGTCGTGCCGGTTGTGGCGGGTGAGGTGTTGCGCGAGCGCTCGGGGGGTGGGGCTGCGGAAGCCGGTCAGTCTGGACAGCACCGCGTGGATGTTCGTCTCGCCGCTGCTGGTGATGAAGTCGACGTCGTCGCAGATGTCGCAGATCTCGCGACGGCCGGGCTTGCAGAAGCGCTCATGATTGGCCATGGCGATCCTCACCAGGTCGGCCGGCACGTCATCGTCGGCCACCACGATGGCCTCGCAGTCGCGGCAGATGGTGCTCATGACGACCTCTGCAGGTGGTCGGTGCCCCACGGCCGAAGCACCACAGTGGGATCGCCCCACTTGCGCACCCGCCGGTAGTGGGTGTCG